CAATGATATTGCTTTAAACCTTTATTTTAAGACATTGCAACCATTAGAATTTAAGGACTTGAGTAATGTAGTAGATGCAGAAACAAAAGAAGAAGAAACTGGTGTAAAATTAGCAAAGGAAAACGAGGGTTTCAATGATGATGAAATGCTTGATGCTTTAGATGGAGAGGATATATCTGATGAGTGGGAAATTGTAGAAAAAAGAGAATATTCAGAAGAAAATGAAAGTACAGAAGATTGGGCAAGTAAATTAATAAAAGAAAAGAAAACTGGTTTACAGAAATTAGCTGACTTTATAAAATCAAAACCCAACAAAGAAAGTAAGTTAGATAAGAGTTTTTATAAGGTTAGATACGAATATTCTGAAAAGTATTCAAGTGGTAATTCAAGAAACTTTTGTAAAACTATGATGGGAAGAACATCAAAAGGTGTTGTATATAGAAAAGAAGATATAGATGAGGCAAGTTTTCAAGGTGTAAATAAATCTTTTGGTCATAAAGGAAATAACTACTCACTTTTTAAATTTAAAGGAGGAGTTAATTGTGGTCATTATTTTTCTGAAAACCTTTATAGATTAAAATCTAAAACAGAAAAGTATATCTCAAAAGGTAAAGAAGTTGATAGCATACCACAAAGCTACACACCAAAAGGAGAAGAATATAACAAGGCAGAAATAGCACCAAAGGATATGCCTAACAATGGACACCACCCAAACTATAAAGGATAAAATATGGCAACGGCATTATTTATAAGTAGAACGGATTTAGTAAAGAATAGTATTCTAGATGGCAATGTAGATACTGACAAGTTTATACAATTCATTAAGATTGCGCAACAGATAGATATACAGAATTATTTAGGAACTGATTTATACAATAAAATTAGTGCTGATATTGTAGCTAATAATTTAACTGGTAACTATTTATCTTTAGTTAATGATTATATTCAACCTATGTTAATTCATTACGCAATGATGCAGTATTTACCTTTCGCAGCATATCAGATAAAAAACGGAGGTATAAGTAAACATACATCAGAGAATACAGAAAGTGTTTCAAAAGATGAGGTTGATTATTTAGTAAACAAAGAAAGAAACTTTGCAGAGTATTATACAAGAAGATTTATAGATTATATTTCTTTTCACGAGGATAGTTTTCCAGAATACAACAGCAATACAAACGAGGATATAAGTCCAGATACTAACGATTTATTTAACGGTTGGGTTTTATAATGAGAGCAATATATAAACCAAAAGAAACCAATGTTGTTAAATTAAAGAAGTATTTAACTAAAAAAGAAAAAAATGGCAAACGAAATATATAACAGTTCTTGGTGGGGTAATCCAACGATAGCAGGATGGGGAAATATTTACTATCAATTTGCTTTTCCTTCTCCTTTATCTAATAGATTTAGTTCAAGGGTTATTGCAGATGGTGGAACAGTAGAGAGTTTAGAATGTGTTGAAGCTGCTGATTTTAATACTGCAAATTGGAATTATTACTTTAGAGTAATTGATGATGGTGGTGTAGTTGAATCTTTGGATTGTGTTGATAATCTTGAAATAGTTGTTCCAGATGTAGACCCAAATTTATTTATTACAAGGTGGAGAACAACAATAGCTAATGAAACAATAACTATACCAACATCTGGAAGTGGCTTTAATTATACAGTTACTACAAGTGATGGACAAACATTTACTAATACAACTGGAAACCAATCAATAACTTTTGCAACTGCTGGAGAATATGATGTTTCTATAAGTGGAACATTTCCACAAATAAGATTTAATAACATTGGTGATAAACTAAAAATAATAGATATTAAACAATGGGGGAATATTGTTTGGAGTTCTTTCTCTGCTTCTTTTAGAGGTTGTAGTAATTTAGTTGGAACTTATACGGATGCACCGAATTTAAGTAGTGTTGGTAGTATGAGTAATACTTTCAGAGACTGTGATGTTTTTACTGGTAAAACATCAAATTGGGATACAAGTAGTGTGACTATTATGAGTGCTATGTTTAGAAGTTGTGAATTGTTTAACTCTGATTGTTCTTCTTGGGATGTTAGCAGTGTTACTAATATGGGAAGTATGTTTCAAGAAGCAAGAGCATTTAATCAAGATATTGGTGCTTGGGATGTAAGTAATGTAACTCTAATGAATCTTATGTTTAGTACAACCAATCTTTTTGACCAAAATTTAGAAAGTTGGAATATTTTAAAAGTAGCAACATTTGGTAACTTTAAAACAACTGGGGTTCTTTCAACAGCAAACTATGATGCACTATTAATTGGATGGAATAATACTTTACTTGCAGCGTTTCCTGGAGGTGCAGGTTATAATTTAACCCCTTCAATAGGTTTTGGTAATTCGCAATATACAGCAGGTGGAGCAGCTGAAGCAGCAAGAACTTCTTTAGAAGCAGTGTTTAATTGGACTATAACAGATGGAGGGTCAATTTAAAATATATAAAATGTTAAAAGAATCAAAATTAAATTACCCAACAGTAGATACTTGGTTTATAGCTTGGGATAATAATAGGGAAAATATAAAGGCTTTTGGTATGATTGCAACAACTCAATGTATGATTTCACCGTGGGATGAAATTGATTATTATACAAATGAAGCAGAATGGTTAAAGATACTTTTAGAAAATGGGATTAATCCAAACGAAGAAATTTAAAAATATAATAAATAAATAAATTATGGCAACACCAAGTATAGCAATGATACCAAGTGGGTATAAAGCAACAAAAGTATATTCTGTACTTCCTACAAATGGAGATGGAGATTTAACTTTTGATAGAAATTCAACTGGTACAAGAGTAAATAAAAGTGGTTTAATAGAAAGTATTTCAACAGATGTGCCGAGATTAGATTATTCTGATGGAAGTTGTCCAAGTCTATTATTAGAACCTGCAAGTACAAATTTAGTAACTTATAGTCAAGATTTTACACCAAATTGGACTTTTGCAAGGGCGACAAGGTCTACTACTAACGAATTAAGTCCAAGTGGAGATTTAGGGGTTGTTTTAGCAACGGCTGAAGTTAGTGTTGTATCTAATACTCACAGATTTTATTCTGAAGAAATTCCAGTTTTAACAAATGATTCATTTTCAACATCTTTATTCGTAAAAAAAGGTACAAGTTCTAAAATAACTATGGAACTACAAACATCAATAGAAGGTGATTTGGGTTTTTCAGAAACTACTTTTGATTTTGATAATGAAACAATAACTAACGGAACATTTGAAAAATTACAAAATGGTTGGTATAGAATAAAGGCAAGTGGAGTTGTAAACCAAGATACAAATGCAAGGTTATTTATCTATATACATAATCAAGCTGGTTCTAAAACATATATTGCTGATGGTAGCGAAACCATTAGTGTTTGGGGAGCGCAATTGGAAGAAAATCAAATCGTAACTTCATATATGCCAACAACAAGTGGAACAGCTTCAAGAAGTCAAGATTCAGCTTCTAAAACTGGTTTAAGTTCTTATATAAATGATTCTGAAGGTGTATTATATGCAGAGATATCTGCTTTAGGAGATGATTTAACTTTTAGAAATATATCTTTATCAGATAGTAGTCTACTTAATAGAATTTACATTAGATACTCAAATGTTTCAAATATAATTCAAGTGAAAGTTGATGTAAGTAGTGTTAATCAAGTCAGTATAACACAAGCAGTTTCAGATATAACTTCAAATACTAAAGTAGCTTTTAGGTATAAAGCAAATGATTTTTCTTTGTTTATAAATGGAAGTAAATATGTAGGTACTCCAATAAATGGTGGGGGTGTTCCTTCTGGCTTAAATAGACTTGGTTTTGATTATGGTATAGCTGGTGCTGATTTTTACGGAAAAGTAAGAGATGCAAGAGTTTACAACACTTATTTAACTGATTTAGAATTACAAACTTTAACAACATTATAATTATGAATTTACACATAGGAAAATACAGATTCAATTCAAAAGAACAAGTTGAATCTAAAATAGAAGGTTTAGGAATAGCACAAGATGAGAATGGTATTAACTATCCAACTCACAAACATACAGTTTCAAAACTTGGTTATGAGGTTTTAGAAGAAGCAGTTTATGAAGGCGAAGAAGTAGTATCAGAAACAGTATTCGGAGAGGGTTTCTTGGTAGATGTACTATGGAGAGATTTGGAATCTGATGAAGATGGTTTAGTAGACCATCCATACGGTTGGAAATCTTATGAAGTTGATATTGATAACGAAGGAATACACGGTTTTTTAGGTCTTAAATACCAAGACTTGAAAATCTAACAACTTGCCGCTATGGATATGAATGATTTAAAAATGGGATTTATAAACTTTGCTGCTTTTTCGGTAAGTTTTACAAATATTGAAATGTGGTTAAAATTAACTTTACTAACAGTAACTATTGTTTATACTGTTATGAAGATTGTTAAGCTATCAGAAAAATAATGAGCAAGTACTTTAAGAAAATAGAGGATAATATGAATGTAGATTTCCTTGCTAAATTAGACGAGGCAAGGGAATACGCTAATATACCTTTTATAATTAATTCTGCTTATAGAAGTCCAGAACATCCGTTATCAATTAAAAACCCATCATCAAGTCATATAAAAGGTTTAGCAGTAGATATTAGTGCAAAAGATAGTATAGATAGGTTTTTAATATTAGATGCTTTATTAGCAGTTGGATTTAGCCGTATAGGAGTATCAGATACATTTATTCACGTTGATTCAGATATAGATAAAGCACAAAATGTTGTTTGGACTTATTAAGAGGATTATTTCATTCAGTTATGTTTATTATGGGAGTAATCATAAGAATTGACTGTATTAAATACCCAAACTTACTTATGATATTTAGTTGGTTAATAATTATAATTTTAAACTTGTATAATATATTATGGAAATAAATTTAATTTTATTAGTGCCAGATGCAATGATTGTTGGTTGGCAATATCACAAACCAGAAAAGGGTTTTGATTTTTCAGAACTTAACTTATATTTATTTTTCGGACAATTACAAATAAGATGGGCAAAAGATGAATAAAATACTTAAATGGTTTACTGGTGGTTTAGTTAAAGAAGTTGGTAATGTTATTGATAATCTTTTCACTTCAGAAGAAGAACGCTTAAAAGCAAAGAATGAGATATTTAAGGTACTTCAAGAACAACAATTAGAATTACAGAAACTACAAACAGAGGTTATAATTGCAGAAGCAAAAGGAAACTGGTTACAAAGAAGCTGGAGACCAATACTGATGTTAGCTTTTGGTTTTATAGTTATTTATGTGAAGTTTATAGCACCTTTGTTTAGTTTACCAATTCCACCTTTAGAAGATGAGTTTTGGGACTTATTACAGTTAGGTATTGGAGGGTATGTAGTTGGTAGAAGTGTTGAGAAAGTAGCTAAAAATATTACTATAAATAAATAGATTGTAAATCAAATTATACATAAAGTAAATAAATGTATAAAATAATATACAAATAGTTTTTTTATTTAAAAAAAAATATATAACTTTGAACTTTTTATTATTACAATAATATTATAATATATTTATAAAAATAATTATATAAAAAAAATATTAAAAAACATTAAAAAAATATATATAAATAAAAATATAAGATTTATGAATTCTATTCAATTAAAAAAAACTGACAAAGAAGACCATTATAGGCTTATTTTAAATGGTGTTGATGTAACTGGAGAACAAGAAAGAAGTGTATTTAGACATATATTAGAAATTGTAGATAAAGGTATTGATGTATAATGCCAAAAAAAGCAAGTAGAAAAACAATAGTTAAAAAGTTAGATTCAATCTTTAGTATTTACATACGTAGAAGATATGCAAAAGATGATATAGCTGAATGTGTTACTTGTGGTAAGCAGGACCATTGGAAGAGTTTACAAGCAGGTCATTTTATGAGTAGAAAGCATTATTCCACTAGATGGGATGAAGAGAATGTAGAGGTTCAATGTATGGGTTGTAATGTATATAGATATGGAGAACAATATTTATTTGCTAAACATTTAGGAGAAGATAAAGCAGATAGTTTACTTATTAAGAGTAGACAAATACAAAAATTTACAGATATAGAATTACTAGAAATGATAGAGTATTATAAACATAAGGTTGATAACTTAAAATAGATATATCAATTATTATGACTATATTTGACTGTCATTAAGATTTTTACTTTTTTCCAATTTGTCTTTATTTTGAAAGGGTTACATTAATTTGTAACCTTTTTTTTTGTACTTATTTTAAATTTTTTTAAAAATAATAAACATTTATTGTTTGTAATTAAAATATTTGTTTTATATTGCGGTGTATTTAGGAACTAACCTATACAATTAAAGACAAAATATTATGAAATTATTAGACAGATTAAAACCAGAGTACAAAGAAATTTTAGATAGAAAAAATGATGAATTTCCTTCTTTAGTAGGTTCTATTATATCCAGCTTTGAAGAATTATATTTTGTATCAGATATAAAATTCGGTGTTTGGAGTGATATTAAATTTTTTACAAAAGTAGAATCTCCTTATGAATTATTTAAAGAATTATAAAATGAGTAAGGAAACAGAACATATATTATCATCACAAACAAATACAAATAGATTAGAACAATCAATAAAACAATTAGATATGCAAAACGAACCATTAAAGATTACATTAAAATTTTATAACAAGGAAATTTCTACACAAATAGACCATTCAGATTTATCAATAGATGAACTTCACGAGTTATGGCTCGAGATTGTCAGAGGTATGGGATATGCAGAAAGTACTATATATGATTTTTATGATGAGATAAGCTAACATTAAAGATAAAAACAATAGATAATGACAGTAAAAACAGACACAATGATAAGTACAGAAGCTTGGGATAAGTTAAAAAAGCAAATAGAGTACCATTTAAAGCAAGATAATAACTTGACTGATATAAGAATCAATTACCAAGTAAAGATACCAGAAAGAGGTACAAGAAACTATTTAGGGTTAAGTGTAACAATAAACGATTAATTATGAACGGAGAAATATTTATTTTATCAATAGGGTTAGGAGTGTTAGGTTTTGTATTAGGATATGCTAAAGGTTTAGAGGTAATGACAAAACACATAAGGGAATCATTCAGAGATGAAGGATATGATTATAACAAGTTTCACGATGTAATAAATAAATAATGAAAGAAATAATATTAGATTTTTTAGAATGGATACCAAACGGAATAGATGATATGAATGAACTATTATATATCCCTAAAGAAATAGCTGAAAGATATATAGAAGAAAATAAATAATGTATATAACTTGTAAATAAATAAAAATTTACTATATTTGAAAAAAATAAATACAATGACACACAAAGAAGACATTAAAAGAATTATGACAGAAGATTATCAAGATTATCTATACAATAGGATTGAAGCATTAGAAAAGCGTGTAGAATTTTTAGAAGCACAAATAGAAATTAGTAAACAAGTAAATTTAAAACAATAGACAGATGAACAAAGACAAATTAATTGAGTTGTACAAAAAGTACGGACTAACGAAAGATGATGTATTTAAGCACCAACATTATGTTATTATCACAAGGCAAGGTATTGACAAGATACAAGCAGTAGAACAGATGAGCGTAACCTATGAGGTTATAAAATGTGAAACTAACTTTGCAGTATTTAAAGCATATGCAGAAAAAGAAGGTAAGAAGATAGAAACATTTGGCTCTGCATTAAAAGGAGAAGGCTACAAAGATGGTAACACAAACTCTTGGTATGTTGCTGAAATGGCCGAGAAACGAGCAATGTCAAGAGCAGTTCTTAAATTAACTGGGTTCTATGAACTTGGAGTATTTGGAGAAGATGAATCAGAATCATTTAAAAAGTAAATAAATAAGTATATTAATCTAAATTAAAATAGAAGTATTATGAGTGCAATTATCAATTACAGTATTAGAGTAGACAAACTACCAAAAGAGAAATTTATCGCAGGTAAAGATGGAGCGGTCTACCTAAATTTAACAATGTCATTAAATGACGAAACTAGGTACGGAAACAACGCCTCAACCTACATTTCACAAACTAAAGAAGAGAATGAAGCTAAAAAAGTAAGAAGCTACATTGGAAACGGGAAAGTAGTTTGGAACAATGGAAGTATTGTAAACGCTGAAAAAGAAGTAAAAGAAGCGGTACAAGAAGAGGTTGTAAGCGACCTACCATTTTAAAAATTATAGGGTAGTGTAAAAGCTACCCTTTTTTTTTATATATTAGACAAAAATTAATGACACAAAATAAAATAAATGGTTAAAGATATTACAGAAGAAAAGACAATAGAAAAT